TCACATCATGGAACGGCTGAAGGAAAAGGCATCGTGAAAGTCGAGCGCCCCAGATCAGCGACCTACGACGCCGAACAACGCTGTGTCCGGCTGCATTTCCCCACCAATCCAAGCGCCCGGTATATCATGCGAGGCGGGATCGCCTGGCCGTTCGCCCACCAGTCAGGCACCGATATGACCGTGCGCGGATATGCCGTGCTCCTGGGGCAGCACTGCCGCTCCAAGCACCTCACGGTGTTCGAGTTCACCGAGTTCCGCACCGTGGACAACCTGCTGACCCCGGACGGCGAGATGAAGCACAAGGGGATTGCCGCCTGGTTCAACGCCAACTGGACGAACTATGCGGCCCGAGACTACTGGTGGCACGAATCCGGGGTGGTGAACCTCCGCTATCGGCAGGCCGTGCAGCGATGCGTGGTGATCGAGCCGAAACCGCGATTCCGTGAGGCGAAGTGGTCGGATCAGGACGGCGCGGAGCACATCATCTGGCAGACGATGGCCGAGGAACGCCTGACGATGCCGCCAGTGCTGGTAGACGCGCTGCGGGCGGGACAGGCCAACCCTGAGCATCCCTGCCCGGAGAAGCACGCCCTACTGTGCGCCCTGGCGTCCTATGAGCAGAAACCGTGGAAGCCGGTCGAGAAACGACTGGCGTGGGAGAGAATCTGATGAGAGCGGCGAAAGGAAATCAACTGAACGCATGGGAACGAATTGATGGCACAACTAACACGATCAACCGGGATAGTAGCGTGATCCGCCTTCGGTTGTGACAGATTTGACGCGCACCCCCCACATGGTGTATGGGTGGAATCTGAAATTGAGGAATCCCTACGTGCAGGACGCCACATGAGGTAGCAATATGAGCGAAAGAGGCTCCGTACCAGACAGCAGCTTGGCATCCTGGCTGCGCGATTCATGCCTGAAGGAAGCCAAGGAAAACCGGCAGAAGACCGAGCAGAAGTGGAATCGAAACCGTGCCGCTCGATACGCTGACGCCTCGCTGGACCCGAAAGGGACGTGGAAAACCACCGAAAAGACCAAGCCGGGGCAGTCCGACACCTTCTTCGACATCACCAAGCAGAAGTGTGTCTCGGCCATCTCCCTCATCGCTGACACCGTGTTCAAGGACAACCGGGTGCCGTTCATCTGTGCCCTGGAAGACGAGGGCAGTTCCACCGAGGCCATCGAGCAAGACCCGAGCGCGGCCGATACGGTCGAGGACGCCATTGAGTTCTGCGAGGCCCGCTTGCATCGCCAGTTGCGCCACTGCAACGCCGTCGAACAACTGATGAAGTGCCTTGATGATGCCGTTACCTACGGCGAATACTGGACGCACGACTACTCAGACACCATCGAGACGCAGCACTACGTCGATGTGGGCGGCGGGGTGTTTGACCAAGTGGTAAAGGCCGAAGACACCAAGGCATTCGAGCACGTCACCCCCTGGGAGATGTACCGGGACATGGAGGAGCAGGACATCCGCCAGGGCGCGTATGTGATCCGGGCGCGAGCAATCAGCCCGTACGATCTGCGACTTATGGTGACGTTGCCGCTGAAGATTCCCGCGAACATCAAGAAAGTCCTGGAGAAATGCGCCGCATCCAACGCCGGGACGACCACCGAGTACGACAACACGACCAATATGCCGCCCCGCCTGCGCGACATTGCCAACCGGAACAAGACCATTGACTTTGCCGAGTTTTGGTGCCTGGCCCCCGTCGAGAAGGTTCGGGCATTCCAGCGGAAGTTGGCCGCTCTCGACAAGGATGGGAATGCCGACACCGCGCCGGAACCCGCCGACCCGGACGAGCCGAAACTCCCCGGCAAGCTGGTCAAGATATTCGCCCAGACTGCCAATGACGAGATTGTGGCCTTCAAGGTACAGCCGGGGCCGACTCCCTACGAACGCGAGGAGTTCGAGCCGAACAACGACAGCCCGGACGGCGTGGGCATCGCGGACAACATGGAGTCCTGCCAGAAGGTTCTCAACGGGGCAATCCGGTCCTTCGAGGACAACGCCAAGCTGATCGCCAACTTCATGCTGTTCATCAAGCGTGAATGGTTCGACGAAGACCCCGAGACCAACTGGTTTGAGGGGGGGGTATTTACTCTGACCGGCGAGGTGGGGCCTGACGAAGACGCCCGGAAGGGCATGTTCCAGCCTCAGTTTGCGGACGTAACCGCCTCACTTCAGAACCTTATCACCATGTTCCTGGAATTCTCGGACATGACCAGCCACGTCCCGAGGGCGGAACAGGGCCACCAGAGCGCCAACCCCCAGACCGCCTTCGAGTTGCAGCAACGGCTTGAGAAGGCCGGCAAGTACATGGGCAACGTCATCAAGCGCCTGGATAGGCTGATCGGGCGGCTTCTGGACAAGTTCCATGCCTACAACATGGCAAACCCTGACGTTGTGGACGGCAAGGGCGACTTCTCAATCCGGCCCAACGGATTCGACTCGTTCCAGAACCGCTACATCCGGCTACAGCGCCTTCTGAACTTCCTCTCCCTCATCTCGTCTGACCTCGACATCAAGAAGCAGGCCAAACTGCGCTATCTCCTGGGCGAGATCGCCAAGGCACAGGACATGGAACCCGACCAGATATGGAAGACCAGCGCCGAAATGCAGGCCGAAGCCGAAGCAGAGCAGCAGTCCATGCAGGCTCAACTCGAACTTGCCACGCTACAGGTGCAGTTGCTTCAGATGCAGGCCAAGGCCGCGAAAGACCAGGCTGACGCCGAGCGGATTGCGGCAGAAGCACAAAAGGTCATGGCGCAGATTGGCGAGATTCAAGCAAATATTGCCAATGCCGCCGACAAATTGACCATTGAGCGGGCAAAGACCGTGGCCGAGATCGAAGCCGTGCAGCATCCCCCGGATGCCGAGGTCGAACGCTCCGCCGCCGCTGTTTTGTAATACAACGAGACGCGCCACAGAGCGCACAAGGAGAGACATGAAGACGCTGACACTGAAACGCAAAGACCTGTACGAGACCAAGGAAGCCTACGACCAGGCGTGCAAGGTCACGCCGGGGGAGACCGACAACCGCGAGGACGTGCTGAAGTTCAAGTACGCCTGCGGGAAGAACGCCAACCGGCTCCGAGCGCTCCTGAACGAGACCGGGGCAGAGGTTCAGCGGCTCCACTACTCCCTGCCGGAATATGCGGCTTTCATGCAGGAATGCACTGACGCCGCTGAGGAATGGGCTGACCGCGACGACGACGGGCAGCCCGTTGTGGATGCTGACGGGGATTTCGTTATCACGGCCCGTAAGGACGAGTTCGAGGGGACGCTGGAATTTCTACGCAATAAGCACGCCGACGCCATCGAGGCACAGAAGGCCGTGGCTGCGAAGATCGACGAGTACCTTGAGCAGACAGTCGAGGTGAAGTTGCACCAGGTTTCCTTCGCCAGTCTGCCCGAGAAGATCGGCGGGGCATACGTGGATTTGATTGGTGAAATGCTCACCGACAAGCCGGAAATGGAGGAATGACTATGAGACTGAGACTGGATCACCTGATCGTTCGCGCCCTGTTGTGGGCCATCTTTATCCTCGCTGCGTGCCTGTCGGTGCGGGCTGGGGATGATGAGGTCTTTGTATGGCGGGCATTCACATCGTCCGTCGTGGCGAGCAACAGCGCGGCAACGTCCACCGTGTTCAATGTGCAATCGCACCGCCCCGTGGGCCTGTATGCCGCGCAGATTGAGGTCTCTGGCCCCGGAACGCTGACCAACCTTGCCCTTGAGGCATCCGTGGACGGCATGAACTTCGACCGCCCGATGCTGTCCACCGGGAGCCGAATGGGGTATCTCGCATCATCGTTTGCCACGAACAGTGGAGCCAACTCGGACGGCAAGGACGTGATTCAGTTCGCACCGCCCATCGCACGCTTCTACCGTCTCACGGTGTCGGAGGCGGCAGTCGGTGCGGCGACGGTCACGGTTCATGTCGCGGTACAGTAGGTGGTGACAGATTTGACGCCACGCACAAGATGGTGTATGTGTGGCGGTACAGTGTATGAACATCGGTGCTTATAGGCTTGATCGACATGACATGGAAACGCTGGCAGCGGCCCCGGAGACGAACTTGGGCGGATTGCTGGCACGGATCATCGAGGAAGAACAGGCAGAGCGCCGGATTGAATACAGAAAGCGCCCGAAGATAGGTGGAACGGACATGCGGCAGGATATTCGATGGAAGATGGGGGCTTGCGAAGAAGGGCTGTCATTCATCATCGACTTGATGCAGGAGGCGCAGAAGGAACTCGAACGGCAACGGAAGAAGGAACGCTAACCCCGCAAGGAGGACACGAGAATGAAGAACAAGATCACCCTTTTCGTTACGCTGGCAGTCACTGCCGCCCTGGTAAGCCCTGTGCTGGCCGGATGGACCAAGGAAAGCCGCGACGTTGAGCACACCGGCAAGGTGCTTGTGGCCGATCAAGGCGAACTCGACGTGCATGGCCCGCTGAATATCGACGGCACGGAAGTCACTGCGACCGCAGCCGAACTCAACGCGCTTGACGCTGATGGATCGGCGGCGGTAAGCGTAGGACATTCTGGGGTCTCAATGACTGTGAAGGACATTGGTGGCAGTACGGCTGCAAAAGAAGTCCTCTCGATGGGGTACACCACGGCTGCAATCACCACGGATACGACCTTGACCGATGGCGGTTCATGGGCGCTGGACGTAACGACCCTTGACGTTACCGTAACGCTACCGGATGCCAACACCGTTCTCGGTGAAACCATCCGTATCGCGGTTGAGGGCGTCACCACAAGTCACGCGATCAACACGGACGGCACCGACCTTTACGAGTGTGGCGACGGCGGCGCATCCGACGACAGTTGCGTCCTGGACGCCGTGGGCGATGCCATATGGGTGCAGGCCGTCGACAGCAACACCTGGCGCTGCCTGATGCAGAACTCCGTTTCAAGCTGGACCACGCAGTAAGGAATCAGTATTGAACCGACGCAACATCATACTGACGCTTGCCGTAGCAGGGGTTGTGGGGTTTGCCGTATGGGCGACCCCAGACCCGTCTTCGCTGCCGCGTGATCCCCATGTGGCCCCGACCTACCGGGCCTACGTCAACCACGGGCTCTATGCCGTGCGTGATGGCAAGTATGATGATGCGCTGAAAAGCCTACTGTATGTTCACGAGAACTGCCCGCACTTCAACGGATACAAGGCAGACAATCGGATATGGCTGATCGCCACTATCCACCTTGCGGTGTGTTGTGAGGAGTTGGGGCTGCATGACCAGGCTGAAGGGTACTACGCTCAGGCGGGGCGGTTCAGCAACATGGCGAATAACATCCGATCTGGCAATGCGTGGCGTAGGATGCGCCGGCAGATGCTCAATGCACAAAACAAGGAGATTCCATGAAGCCCGACCAAGAGATAGAGGCGCAGGAAGCCGAGGCGATGACCGATGAGCAGGCTGATGCCGAATTCGCGGCGTTGACCGGGCCTGCCGAGGATGACCCGAAACCGGGAGATGATCCGAATCCAGCCGATAAACCCGGCGACGACGACCCGAAACCCACGGACAATGCGGGTGATGACGACGACCCGAAGCCGTCGGAGCCCGGCGAGCAGAAGTCGGAAGCGGATGCGCAGGCCAAGGCCGATGCCGAGGCGAAGGAAGCGGCAGAGAAGGCCGACGATGAGAAACGCGAGCAGGCCGAGAAGGCCGCGAACGACGCTAAGTCCAAGGCCGAAGCCGACCGCAAAGCCGCTGAGGAAGCCGCCGCCAAGGAGCAGACCCCGGCAGACATCGTGACCTCGTTCGTGGAGAAGCACGGCGATGCCGAAATCCCCGGCGTGGACGATGAAGGCAATGAGACAACGACCACATTCCGCCAGTTTGCTGAGGAGTTTCCCGGCATTGTGCAGTCGATGGCAATGATGATTCAGGACATGGTTGCCCCGGTGGCCGCACAGATCAAGGGGATCGAGCCGGTAATCGCCGCACAGGAACAGGCGCAGGTTGATGCCTTCCGTGAGTCGGTATTTGCCGAGGTGGAAAAGGCGCACGAGGACGTGCGTGACGTGTACGCCAGCAAGGAGTTTACCGCATGGTTTGAGAAGCAACCGCCGTGGAAGCAGGCGGTAGCCGACCAGGCCGACCCGGCAGCCGTCGCCCAAGCGGTTGACTGGTTCAAGGCTGATACCGGACAGGCCAAGAAGACCGCCGCAAAATCCTCTGCTGCTGCCGAAAAGGCCAAGGCGCGTAAGGCTGCCGAGGATGCAACCGGGAAAACGACGTTGCGATCCAAGCAATCCGTTGCTGCCGGGGGCGGCGATGATGCCGTGATTGACGAAGACGAGGCGGACAAGATGTTCGCGGAGGAAGCAAAGCGGCTCGCAAGCGAGGTGTAGAATGGCCGAATCGCAGGACAAGCAGTTGGACGACTTGATTCCGGTGGACCGGAGCAAGAAGGAAATCTGCCCGTCATGCAAGACGCCGTTCTGCGTTGGAGAGTTGGGGCGGGGAACCTCGATTGAGGTCAAATGCCGCCGCTGCAAGATGATGTTTGTAATCGCGAGGTTGTAACGACGAACAAGTAGACGACTCACCGAAGAACCTCTGAGTTCGGGTGGTCTCAGAACACAAGAGACACAACGAACAAGGAGGTTCAAAAATGAACACAATCACCTACGGTGAGATCGAGCCGCGTGTCGGCATCCAGGCCGTTGCCCGCCTTCTGAAAGTGGGCCAGCCGCTTCTGGTGACGCAGCGCTTCGCGCAGATGGAAGATGCGAAGCGTCGTGCCGGAAATACCATCAAGTGGCGGCGTTACCACGCCTTCACTGTCTCCACCGCCCCGCTGGCGGAGGGAGTCCCCCCGAGCGTCCAGCCGCTCCGCAAGACCGATTATACCGCCGTTCTGCGGCAGTATGGTGCGGTGTGCGAACTGTCGGACGTGTGCTACGACCTGCACGAAGACAACGCCCTGGGCGTGTGCATCGACCGCTGCGGCGAGCAGATGGCTCAGACCGTCGAGACCCTGACCATCGACGTGCTGAAGGCCGGCACGAACGTCTACTACGCCTCCGGCGCGGCCAGCCGCGTTGCGTTGGCGGCGGCGGTGAGCCGGAGCGATCTGCGCCTGGTGGCTCGCGGGTTTGACCGCGATGACGGAATGCCCATCAGCCGGATCGTCAGCCCGACCCCGAACGTGGCGACTCGCGGTGTCGAAGCCTCGTACTTCGCCATGTGCCACACGGACCTGAAGGCGGACATCCGCAACATCACCGGGTTCACGTCGTATGTCGAGTACGGCAACCCCGGCGAGCGTCTGCCGGGTGAAGTCGGAGCCGTTGAGGACTTCCGGTTCATCTGCACGCGGATGTTCACGCCCTGGCTGGCGGCTGCCACCACGGCGTCCACCCAGTCCACGTTCCTGTCCAACGGGTCGAAGACGGACAGCGGATCGGCGGACGTGTATCCGATCATCTGCGTGGCCCGCGATGCCTACGGCGTTGTGCGGCTCCAGGGACGGAAGGCTGTGGGCATTCAGGTGCTTCAGCCGAACAAGGCCCGTGGCGGCGATCCGCTGGGGCAGAAGGGCACCGTGGGTTGGAAGACCTACTACGCTGCCGCCATCCTCAACGAGGACTGGGTTGCGCGTCTGGAAGTGAACTGCACGGCGTCGCCCAGCTGAGTCAATAAATCCACCCCGGAGGGGGGCAGGTAACTCCCCTCCGGCTGAACAACCGGGTTGAGAAGGTAACTCAATCCAGAGTGAAGGAGAAAGACCATGAGGAAAGTAGCAGGACTGTACGTCGGGGCCGGGACTTCGGCCATGTATATCGGTCTGGGCTTCCGCCCGGACTGGGTGAAGATTCGGAACATCGACCAGGCCGCGCAGGAGGAAGTGGAGTGGAACATCCACATGATCCGCGACACCGTGGCTGCGGAGGGCATTCTGCGCTCCACCATCGGGGCCGATGACACCGGGTTGACCGTGCTGACGTTCGGCAACGGCATCGAGCCGTACTACGGCGGGGATCTGATCGCCACCGCGAGTGCCAACTACGTCATGCCCGCCAACATGGTTGACGGGTATCGCGGCAACATGGCCGGCAAGGGAAGCGGCGACGAGGTGGACACCTGGACGCTGGACACGGCGGGAACGCCATCGGGGCACTTCAATGCTCCGATCAACTCGACCTACGTGAATGAGGGGTCATTCATCGACATCCTCGAAACGTCGTCCGGGTTGCTGAAGCGCGTTGCCCTCACGGCCCTGTCCAACGATGGGGACGCCACGGATGATGTGACGATCAGCCATGCGGTCGGGTCCGGCAAGGTCCGCTTCATCGGCTATCGCTATGGGTTCGTGAATACCCCGGCAGGCCAGAAGATGCCCGAAGGCATCAAGATCAGCGACACGACATACGTGAACGTGTCGGCGCAGAAGTGCCTGATCGAAGCCGGGACGTTCGACGCCAACTTCTAGGCGAAGACGCAGGAGATGACGCAGGAGTGAACATACTGCCTGGGCGGGGCCAATCCCCGCCCAGGCGCTTACCCAAACACCAGAAAAGGAGTCAAAGGCCATGAGCCAACAGGAACCGATCATACTGGCGAAAACGGGCAATCCGTTCACCAGCGAGAAGGCGGCGCAAGCACACTTCAAGAACAACGAACTGAACGAGGACGTTTGGGGCGTTACCAAGTACAAAGGCGGTTGGGCGATTGCGAAGCATCGCTGGATCGCGGAACAGCGCGAGCGGGAAGCCGTTGAGGCACGCGAGGCACAGGCGAAACGGGCGGCGGCTGAGGACAAAGAGGAGTTTTTCAAGGTCGAGTTCTACGAGAAGTCGCACCCCAACGATCTTCCCTACGTCCCGCTGTCCAAGAACGGGCGGCAACTCCGGTTTCCGCGTGGTCGTGAGACCATCTGCCCCAAGACGTTTTTGCAGATCGCGGACGACGCTTCACATCCGCAGTGGGAGCCGAGCGATGAGCCGGATCAACCCATGAAGCGGGCGGGCACGGTGCGCCGGTACGGATACCGGGTGCTGGGACCGGCCACACGAGAAGATTTCGACAAGCTGCTTGCAGAGGGCAACGCGATTACTCAGCGCGAGGTCGAGCGCCTACAGAACGCGAATGCGTAACGCATAGCCGACGCGAGCATGGGAGGTAAGGATGTCTCAAGTCGCAGCGTATTCGACGCTCTACCCATTGGTGCTTCCTCACCTTCCCGGATACGATGAGAGGCTGGTTGCCCAGGCTTTCAAGCGCGTCGGACGTGACTTCGCTCAGAAGTCGAACGCCTGGCGCGAGGATTTGCCGCCGTTGGCCGTCAACGACTACCAGCAGGACTACCGCCTCTCCGTTCCGACCAGTTCCTTCCCCCATCGCATCTGGTGGGTCAAGGTCAACAACTCCCTGATCGACCAGGACGACTACGAACTCTACGAGGAAGACGTACTTCGGTTCTACGACGTGTCTACCCCGTGGGGTCTTGAGAACATGCTCCTGACATGCGGGACGTGCTCCAAGACAGCGGCAACCGACTGGGCTGGCGTTACGGACGGCAGCGTGGGCATCACCCTAGCCGGCACGGCCAACGACATCACCGACCTGGACTTCTCGGGCGCAACCACGATGGACGACGTTGCCCGGATCATCCAGAACGGGCTGCGAACCGAGACCGAGGAGACCTACGGCTTCGTCCGGTGGGACGAGATCAACGTCCGCTTCTACGTCTACACCGAACAGCAGACGGTCTCCTACCTCACTGCGGGGTCGGCGGGAACCGACATCAGCGGCAGCGACTACATGAACGGTCTGACGGGCGGAACAGGCGTCACGCTCGGCGGCTACATCCTCGTCAATGCGGTGCTGCGGCCCCACGCCCACGCGGACGTACTGCCGGACTGGGTGCTGGATCGCTGGCATGAGCAGATTTGCGACGGCGTGCTGGCAGACCTTCTCGCCATGCCGAAGAAGCCCTGGACAAACCCGACAGAGGCGCGGAGACGCCGGTATCGCTATCGTGCCGCCATAGGGCAGGCAAAGGGGGAGAACATACGCGGACAACGACGGACATCACCAGGCTTACTCGGATAGGAGATCACCCATGAAGTCAATCGCCCTGATTTTCACGAGCGCCCTGCTTGCCGCCGCGTCTGTGCTGGCACTCCCCGAAACCTCAGATACCGTCTACTACCACCTCCGGGGCACCGATAAGCCCCAGTGGGAGCAGCAAGACTGGATGTGGGATACCGGCTCGCACGCCTTCACGCTCTACGAGGATGCCGACAACGCCTGGGACGCCACCGGGCACACCGTCACCTACCATTGGGCGGCTACGCAGGTCGGGTGGGATGAGCGCGAGGACGTGTCGCTCATGTACTCCGTCACCGGGACGGTCTCCGGGTCTACCGTCACGTTCGACTTCGGCTCCACGGCCTTCTCCACGAACCTCTACGGTGTCTACGCCTGCATCAAGGTCGAGACCAACAGCAACCCACTGATCTTTGCGGAAGGCAAGCAGACGGTCCACGAGAACCCCGCCGTAGACGCCGGCCTGGGCAGCGCCGGCAGCGTGGCAATCGCGGCATCGGCCTACGGCCCGTTCACCGGGACTGTGACACAGTGGCGCACCTGGCCCTTCGCCACGGCGGCGACGAACGAGG